AATCACCAATATGAAGTATAGTTTGTAACGGAATTGAACCAACTGCTGTATTCGAATCGTATAAATTATAAGAACTTGTGTATACGTTTGATATATTTATAGTATTTCCGCCAGCATTACCTATTCCAGAAGCAACATTAGCAAAAGTTATCCATACATTAGTTTTTAAAGTAACTGTATTCGATGCACTATTTATAGATGCAACTTCAGAGAATACTTGTTGGCCATTGGCTGTCGTAAATCTAATTGTACTATTGGAGAATACTATATTTGCTAAATTGGCACCAAATAAGTTGTTAAAAACTATTACATTTGAACTTGGTTGTGTAAAATCACCACTAGAACTAACTCTAACATTCGAATCATTGGTGCCCGTAAAGTCATATAATGTATGGCCAGTTTGTAAAGCATTGACCATAATTGGATTAAATCTAGAATTAGATTTCATGGCAAAACGACCACGAACCTTCATACCAGTAGGATGCAAAAGATTTAATAAAGCACTTCTATACTTGGCAATTTCTTTTTCTAGTGTGATTTGGTAAGTATAGTTATTATAATCAGTACTTTGAAGAACATCAAACGAACTAGGTTGACCTGTAGTATCTAAGTATTGTCCTTGACCAATAGTTAATCCATTTAAGAAAGTAGTAGTACCTTTTGCTGTACCGTCACCGTAAGTGATTACCCCATTGGCATAACGAGGTGCATTTAAACCTCCATACAATGATATTAACGTAGATTTATATGAATCAGAAATATACATTAAGTAATTTGTATTAGTATTTACAATTGGTAAAGTAATATTTGGTGTTGAAGTATAATTATATACCCTTAATGTATATAAGTCTTTTGTAGGGTCAATATTATTTTGTAATGGATATAAAGAATCTACTGTAGCTACATATGCAGCAGTATTTAAAGTACTACCTTGGTATACCACATCACCACGTTTAGGTAAATTGGTTAATGGTATATTGGTAACTACAACGTCTTGAACTTTAAAAGAAACATTAGGTGCTGCAATATAATCTTCACCATAATCAGAAATATTAATTGTTGCAATTGAACCAACACGGTCAGTTTGAGTTACGAACTGTGCACCTTGACCAACTATACCTGTAATTGAAAGATTTGCTACGTTCGAACCTGTGACCAAAGAATTGGCGACATTAACTTTAGGTAAAGCACTTAGTTTATATCCTAAGCCGCCTAAAGGAATTGGGAAACTACTAGTCGTGGAGTAAACATAAGCAACATTTGTGATAGAACCATTTCCATCAACAGTAATTACATTAGCATAAGCTCCGTATCCTGTTCCACCAATTATATTAATTTTATCATTTGCAGCATAACCTTTACCTGGATTATCAATACTAATAGGGCCAAGAATACCTAATGCACCTAAATCAGCCAAACCTATACCATCACTTGTTTTATATAAAGATTGTGCCGTAACAATAGGAGTCTGTGTAAGTCCACCACCTTGATTTAAAACAGAAACCGCTGAAATAGGATAAGCAGTAAATGAAATAAAATTAAAAGCATTAGCTAATGTTGTTGTTAAATTTGATAATTGATTTGCTGAAAATCCTGTATATCTTGTTGAACCATTCCAAGAATAATTTTTGTTATTTGCAGAAGAAAGGCCTAATGTTTGATTGTAAAACAAACCAATTCTATCTGTAGGGACATTAGTTATTTGAGAAACAGGATTGTAAAAAGAATTGGCAACGTGAACAGTTGTTGCTGTATTTACACCTGAAATATTAGCAATCGCACCACCGCCATTTGTAATATTGATAACAGAGTAAGCGCTTTGTGAACTATCTTCAGGTGAATAACCAAAACCACCAAGTAAAGAAATACGATTATTTGCCACTAAAATAGATTTTATAGAACCTTTTGTTGCAGTTGTTATTGTAGCGGCCGCACCATGTCCTGTGGTTGAATTTAATCCACCAAAAACAACAATTGGATCACCAGGATAACCTAACTGTGTGTTAGCACCTTGATATAACTGTCCTCTTTGTGTAGAATTTAGTAATATTTGGCTAATTTGTCCTACAATTTTTGCTCTTGGTACTGTAGCACCAACAGTATTAGCAGATACAACTTGGCCGTGTAAAAAATAAACATCTTGATTGTTATTATCAACAATACGAACAAACTCACCAGACTGAAACAATCTTTCAATATTGGAAATAAAAACTTCCATTTTACTGCCAGCTTCAACCACATTTTCAATTGTAGCAATTGATTTGGTAGTTTCACCAAAAATTCTAAAGTTTGATGCTGATAAAAAATTTATGTCAGTAGAAGCCAACTTTAAACTCTTAGCAACATACCATTTACCAGCAGATGCTTTAAACACTACATCTTTAGTGGAAAAATAATCGACATCTGAATTATATAATGTTCTAAAGAAGAATTGAAATGATGCTGGGGTACCTTTTGCTTGGTACATTTCTTTAGCAATCTTTAATACTTCAGTTTTATTGGCTAATACTTCAGTAGGAAAATATTGTAAAAAATCATTATAAAAATATTGTATGAACTCATTAGTTGTAGCATCAGCATCTTTATAGTTTAATAAATTTTTAGAACGGTCAGTTACATTACCTGTTTGTTCTAACCATTCATAATATGCTTGTAAAAATAATACAAAATTAGAGTAGTCAGGATTATCCCGAATGAATTCAGGTAATTGATATGGAACTAATAGTGAGGTTTTTTGACCGCTTGTTATCATGTTTTGGTTTTAGCTGTAACATTGACAGTAACAGCAGTAGTATCTGCTTGGTCAATCGTAATAACTCTATCGTATGTTGAAGATATAATATTAGTTGAAGGCGTTGCTGAAATTGTTAATTGACCTAATGGATTATTAACTTGATAAGGACTGAAATTGTTTAATGTAATAATGCCATTTAAATAATCAACGGTACCAATATTTGAATTCAATACTGTTTTTACATTTGTTGTATTGTTATAATATGTTCTTAACGTACCGTAACGACCTTGCAAATTAACAACAGCGGCACCTAGTTTACCTGTTGTATCTCCAGCAGCAGGCGTTATAGTAACAATCGCTTGAGTGTAGTTGTTACCAGAATTGGTTACAGTAATACTTTGGATTGCACCATTAACAATCGTTGCAACAGCATTTGCACCAGAACCATCACCTAAAATAGTGACAGTAGGTGTTGATTGGTAACCAAAACCAGGATTAATAACTGAAATAGTATCAACACCATAAGTTGAAGAAGGAACTTCTTCAACGAACACACCATCAATAATATTGGATAGATTACTTGGGTCTAAGAATTGCATTGAAGGTGAACTAGTAATTCCACTACCAAACTTACCTGCTTGTAGAGAAGTATTATAATATAATTTAATTGTAGAATTCCCAGTTAAAAGTGGAAATATTTTCTTTTGTAATTTTAAATTAAATTCACTTGAAATAATTGATTTATTTGAATTATTAATGGAATTCAATACATCATACGAACTAAAAGTTGAATTGAAAGTATTTAACTTAGTAATGCCATAGGTTTGAATCGCTGCTGATATAGTAGATTGTATTTGACTAGATGTTAATGTAGTTTGTGTTGGGTCGTAATAAGCATTTACGCCAAGTTGTAAGTAAGTGTAGTCTGGATCCACAATCGTTGGTGTGACAGTCATTACTGAAATTGGTTGAATAATTTCACCAATCAATCTTTGTTTTTGTGCTTGTGTTAAACTATATGTACCTGATGGTTTGATAGCAATAAACACTTGGCCATATACTGGTGGACTATTTTCTTCACCACCCCACACAGAAACGGAATCAATAGGAAATCCTAAAGTATTTTGCTGAATTGCTGTGATGTAATCATTCTTAGTGACGGCACGACCTTGTGCTGAGTATGCTTTAGGCGCTTGAAATTTAATAGATGTGATTGATTCTTTGGCTGAACCCGTAGTAGCTGCAAGAACAGGCGCAACTGAAGTTGGATAATAACCACTAACAGAAGATAACATCTGGAATGAATTAGCACCAGCAGCGGCAGTGCCTTCTGTTGAAATATAAGAAACGAATACAATATTACCATCAGTTAATTGTTTACCTAATACTCCATCACCAAAATAAATCTCATAAGTTCCTTTTAAAGATTCTTGTAAGAAATATACTTGAGAAGAACCATTTAATTGTAAACCTGATGTAGCAAGATTGTAAATATTGATGTTTGTATTTGTGTTTGATTCTTGTACAATAACTTTTAATGTTGTTGTATCTATTGTAGAATCAGGTATCTCAAATGTGTATGATGGATTTGTTGTAGAGTTGACAACATATGAAAAATTACCTTGTGAACCTTGTTTGATTGGTATATTAACAAACGATACAGTATTATTAACTGCATTAACTGTGTAAGTGTCGGTGGTCAAAAAGTTATAGTTTACACCATTAATTGCTGAAGATAAGAATGGTGTATATGCTGGTAATGTAAGTGAGCCTGATGTAACGCCACTAAAAGTAACATTAATCTCTGCTGTTGGTGCAATGGCTGATTTAGGAGTATAATTTAGTACTTTTGCTTGAGAAATAACAGATGCTCTTTGTACAGCAGTATCTAAAAACATCTCATTGGCAACCATATTCAAATAAAAAGCATTATACTGAGTATTATACGCCAATACGTCAAGTAAAGTTGACATAGCAGAACCTTCAAAGTTATAGTCTTTAAAAGTATCTTGGCTTTGTAAGTATGTTATAAAATTAGATTTAATTGAACTGAAATCTAAATCAGTAATTTGAATATTTGTGTTAGCAGCCATTATCTGGTTCTCGTTAATATGATGTTAATTGCTGTTGGGCTTGTTTGATTACCAATATATACTGAAAGAAATACATTAAAAGCATTCGAATCTGGTTGAGCATTAACAATAATTTGACTAACCGTTGCTCTAGGTTCATAATTTGCTATCATTCTTGCCACTTCATCTTCAATTTGACTAGCGGTCAAAGCAGATAAAGGTTCAAATAACAACTGTCCTATAGAACTACCAAGTGTTGGTTGAAACAATCTTTCGTACAAATTGGTCTGTAATAAGTTACGAATTGACCTAATAACCGCTTGCTCATCATACTTCATAGAGATATCTCCCGTAGAAGGCTGTCGGAGAAATCTAAAATCTAAGTCGGAGTATATATGATTATTGGTTGCCATTCTTTATTTATTATACTTTTGTAGGAGTAAAATCGCTTTTTTGGTTCTTGGTCAGCGTT